CATCGCTATAGATAGGATCAGCTATGAGATCACGAACCTTCCTTCCAAACCTTACCGCAAGTTCAGTGTTCATGGTAGCTTGAATTATTTTTAATTTAGGGTTCCTTCCTAAAAACCAAGAAGGCATAAGGTAAGAGGCTAATTCAGACTTGGAATGTCTTGGTGGCATGTTAATGATTAGACGCTTCAATTTACCATCAGCAATCGCCTCAAGCTTTTCAGCTATGATTCTGTGGTGTCGTCCTTCGATAAATCCTTCGTATACATGTTTAGCATACGCCATAAACTTGTCCCTCGCCAACTCACGAGTCTCAAGTTTTTTCTTTTGTTCTTCAAGTTGGAGGACTTCTTGTAACACCTCCCTTGGCAACGAGTCTAAATTCATGTCCAAACGATAATATATTTGAATGAATTTATCAAGCTAACATAATACTATATGGTGCAGACGCACCTACGGTCACATTTAGGTGGGAGGGGGTCGTTAACATGTTAATTAATTTTAGAAATAGCATAAGTTACCCCAATGCTTAACATGTTAATAGTTAACATGTTAATAAGAAAGTTGTAATTAGTTGTAATTAGTTGTTGACTATCTATAAAATATGTTCTAATGTTAACTTAACATTAACAAAAACGAGGATAATAAAATGACTAAAATAATTTCAAATAATTTTAAGACATTACAATATATTGCAGATGTTCAATTAAATGCAGTATTAGAAAAACAAAGTAATAAATATACATTGAGAAGAAATGGTTCGCCAATGTCTTATATAAGATTTGATACATTAAAAGATGTATCAAATTTTTTAACAAGTAAATCTAAATATTAGGAGGATTAAAAATGTTAAAAGGAATTTACTTAATGATTTTATTAATGGGATCAACAACATTGTTGATCCTATCACTAGACCAAATGATAGGATATGTTCCATTAGGTGCATTGTTAATATTTACTATCACATTAACAACAATCTATTATTCATTAACACAAATCATGAAGGAGTTTAAATAATGATGATTAATTTAAATGATTGTAACCAATTAACAGATAATCTTTTACATAAAGTAAGACATATTGTTTATGCTCATAACAGACAAGAAGTTGGTTATGTTACTTATGCAAGAAAAAACCATTGGTTATGTGAGGCTAATTATTATTATAAAGATAAAGATGTTTTTCAATATGATATAATTAGTACTCAACCAACTAGAAAAAAAGCAGAGGCTTTTTTACTTAAAAATTGGAAAGATAATTTTACTGTAAATAAAAACACTGGGTGTTTACAGTTACAAAAATAAAAGAGTTATCCTCGAAGAATGGGAGCCAATGGCTTCCATTTTTTTTGCCTTGGAAGACCGTATATAAACCACGACCGTAGGTCGTGACCGTAATAAGCTTGACCGTAGGTCAAGCGACCGTAGTTAACATGTTAATTAAAAAGTTCTTGTAATACTTGCAATTACTTGTTATTGTTTATGTATAAACAATCAACGATATGAAAGGATAATAAAATGACATATCAAAAAATAAATATCGAAAATGATTTAATAAAAAGTGAATTTAATATTTATTCAATTGAAGATAGACAAAAAGCAATTTTAGCATTGTTAGAAATGTTTGAATTAGCAAAAGACAATAAAAAAGTTTTTGAGGGTTTAAAGCAATTTGAAAAAACAATAAAAGTTTTAATTGAATCAAATAAAAATAAAGCAATTAAATCTGGTAAAGCTAAAATGTTTAAAAGTAAATCTTATCTAATTCTTAAAAAAGGTAAACTTGACGAATTAAAAAAGACTAACCCAGAATTATTTAAAAAGACTACAAGAGATATTTTCAAATATATATAAATCAAATAACCCATTGCAATTTATTGCAATGGGTTTATAATTAATTAAATGGAGGTTTAAAAAATGTTACAGTATAAAGAAATTTTTTATAATGATTTTAATGAAAGCTTGTTAAGTAAAGAAATTAAAAAGTATTTAAAAAGCTTATTATCTAATACGTCTAAAATGCCAAGTAAATCAATTAATAGATCTGCGTTTTTATGCAATGTTGGAGGCGTACTATCTAAATTAAAAAATAGCACTTGTTATAAATGTTATGCTCAAAAAGGCATGTATAGAATGCCAAACGTAGTTAATAAAATGAAAGAAAGAGAAGAATTTTTTAATTCATCTAATTTTATTCCTATCATGATTTATTTAATTAATACTTTACCAATTGATAGAATAACAAAAACTAAATTATTTAGATGGTTTGATTCTGGAGATGTAGACAATTTACAAATGGCGTTAAACATTTTAGAAATTGCAGATAATACGCCAGATTGTTTACATTGGATTCCATCAAGAGAAAATAAAATCTGGAAACAAGTTAAAGAAATTAGAACCATTCCAGATAATGTTATATTAATAATTTCTGCTCCTATGGTTAATGGCGTACCAAGTAAATCTTTTGAAAATACAAGTACTGTAAATTCTGAAATTGGAAAGTTTGTTATTGGTTTTGAGTGCCAAGCTTTTAGAACTTTTAAAAATGGTAACATGTTAAGCTTAGAAGAATATAAAAACTTGGAGCACAAAAACCCAATTAAAAAAGAACTTGGAAATTGTGGTGATTGTCGTGCATGTTGGAATAAAGAAATTAAGAATAGATCTTACCCTTTACATTAACAATTTAACATGTTAAACAATAAGTGAGCTAGTCGGGATAGCTCACTTATCAAAATCGAGAGACTAGGAATTCCTCCCCTCCTAGTCTCTTTTTTCTTTTCAATAAACGGTCACAAATCGCAAGACGCAGAACTTCCTTTGACCATCATAAACGGTCACAAATCGCAAGACGCAAGGCGATAGTTAACATGTTAATTGCTGCCTAAAAAATAGTTAACATGTTAAAGGCCTGGAAAAATGAAATCTAAAATTTCTTTCATGTCTTTTGTTTTTAATTTACACTTGGTAAGCAACCCTTTTTCATATAATTCAATGGCTTGACCCCCCTCAAATAAAAATAGGTCAGAGGTCAAGAGGTGCTTAACCAAGAAAAAAGACAACCCTTTTGAAGTAAAAAGTGACATATTCCAAGCAATCTGTGACTTTTGGAGTGTTATTGTGTTGTTTTTTGTTGTTTTTAATTCAACAAATACAGATATACCATCATGACATAAAAAAGTGTCACACATGCCATTTGAAACTCTGTTTTCAATTCTTTGATAATGAGTTTTTGGTGGTAGATTTTTCTTCAATTGCAACCAAAGATTTTTCTCTGTCATCATCTACTTTCTTAAATTGTCCCTCTACAAAAGCATGAGGATATTCTGATCTGATTTGATGTAGTCTAGAAACTATTTCTTCTCGACTAAGTTTATCAAGTTGATGAATATGATTTTGTTCTCTCCTATCAACTGTCAACCCACCTAGTGCAGATCTTTTTACTTCTGCATTTATTGATGCAGAAAATTGTCCCTCTTCTTCTGCTTTGTGAGAGAGTTCAGATAATCTTTTTAATTGACCAATCAAAGTTACTCCATATCTTCTTTCTCTTTCATCTCGAAGTTCTTTGATATATTCAACTACCAAAGGAAAATCTTTTCCATTTAATAATTTAGATGCATGATGTCTAGCACTATCCTCTGAATATCCACTTTTAACTGCACATTGTTTTGCAGAATAAATACCCTCAACATAGTGTTTAGCAAATTCTCTTTGTCTTGCAGTAAGTTTATTTTTATTAGCCATAAAGCCAATATAAGGGATTTCTACAACCAAATCAATTTGGAAAAAATAAAAACTCGCATATGTGCTTGTGTTATTTCAAGTGTGTAAATGTGTACAAAGTGTGTAAATTATTTGTTAGTGGACAATGGTTAGAGGACAGTTTACACACTTACACACTTACACGCCTATTTTCTCAAAAATATTTTTAAATTAATTTTCGTTGTGAAAAAGACTATATAAGTAAAATAATTGTGATTAATTGCAATTAAATGTTTTTTTTATTTAATTTTTATGGTAGGCTCTTCTTAAGTTAAAAATTATGGAGGATAAAAGTGAATATTTATTTAACTAAAAAAGATCAAGAAGTTTTAAAAGCAATTCTAAGACAAGAGCAAACTTCTCAAACATCTACATGGAAAGTTAATGGCGAAAGAAATTTTGTTGATGTCGATATTCTATTAATGAAATTAACTAAGAATTGGTTTAATCCGAAAGGAAATAAATAATGGACAGTTTTAAAGCATTAACAAAACTATATGATAGATGGTTGTTAAGAAATAAATTCAATCCTCTAATTAGAAAGTTTATAAATGTTTGGGAAAAAGCAGAAGATTTTAGAAATCGTTACAATGATCGAATTGCAGATGATCAAGAAAAGATTGTCGATTTATGGAATGACTATCTTTATTTAGACAAGAGATCATTCAATGAATATTTTTCTGAAGAGTTTGGTTTTACTTGTGACGAGGGTATTACCTACAAGCAGATGAAAGTTTTATGTGAAAAATTAATAGGGAGGAAACAATGATCAATGGTCAATTGGCAATGCTTAAGGATAGTGGAGCAACTCTTCAATATGAATGTGAAGATTGTGTTGGACATGGATACATACCAATCAGTTGTGAGGAAGTTGTTACTTGTCCATCATGTGGAGGTCGAGGATGGACAGAGAATTTATCCTCGATACCTCAAGATTTAATAATAACAATAAGGAGCAAGTAAATGATAGGAGTTTTAAACATACCATATTTAATTGACGATGCTCATGGTTGGGCAATTGTAACAAGAACGGATCTTCGTAAGGCAAGATTACATCCAAGCGATTTTCCAAATGCATACAGAACAAAGAATGAAGAATTGTTTGCACTCGAAGAAGATTGTGAGATGCCAATATTACTTAACAAGTTAAATGACAATGGAGTTATCTATCAACTAACTGAAAAAAGAATTTCATTTGAAGATAAAGATAACCCTAGAAATTGGAAACAAAATCCAGGAATTTAACATGTTAACTAAATAAAAGTTGCAAAGACTTGTAATAAAATGTTAGAAGATTATATAACAACTATGGAGATAAAAAATGAGTAGATTAAAAGATTTAGTTATTGATGTAGAAACTCACTTGGGTTCTTTACTCAATGACGATGGATTGACG